AGGAGTTTTGACATCATACTTGTTTTTATTCTCTCTAGCTATTTGCAATTGTTTATCAGCTACTTCTCTTTGAGCTTGAATTCTTTGTTCTTCAATGCTCATTTTTTGAGAATGCTTAACCATATCATCACTAAGCTTTTGTCTTTGTATATTAGTTTGTTGAGTATATTGTTCACTTTTTCTAATCTCTGACATAGCATCTCTATAGTCATTCATTTGATTTTTGTCTATATCTACCATAGAACCATAACCAGCAGCTCTAATTTCTGCAATAAGAATATCTTTTTGTCTTTCTTTTTCTGCCTCTGCTGCTTCAGCATCAAGCTTAGTTTGTTGCATCTGTTGTTGAGCTTGAGTTTGCTGTTGCTGCATTTGCTGCGCCTGTTGCATTTCCTCTTGTTTTTGTTTCTCTTGTTTATCCTGACTATCTTTTAATACATGAGATAGTTCAGCTACGGAATCAGATTGAATGATTTGACCTAAGTCATAAATGCTAGCACCTGTAGTATTATTATTCATAGCTAACTGTTTTAATTGTTCTAATACAGCTCTGTGATTAGCGGTAGTTGTGCAAAAGATATTTAGCTCTCTTAATAACATTTCTGTACCTTCTATTTCAAAGTTTACTTTTTCTTCTTTATTTGTAAGATATGTAAGTCTTTTTGAAGGATTATTGCTATGATAATACTGGGCAAGATCTGTTCTCATTTGATGTACTCTTGGCATTAAGTAATCAGAATGTTGAATAAAATACATTTCAGTTTGCGCATATGATGCATTAGCGGCTTGCTCTACTCCTGTTGCAGTCATTTGAGATAACTGTTGTCCCATTCTTTGCGGGTTAACTCCAATTGTTTCATAAGCTTGTTGCTTAAAGTAATTAGATAACTGAATTCTAGACATAAGTCTATTAGTCTGTTCTAAGTCAAGCTTTTGAAAATGCTGGAAGTTTAATGCATTCTCCGTATTTGTAATAGAAGTATCTAAAGGTAACATTTGGAAATCCTTCATAGCTACATAAGCTTTTGCTAGATTACCTTTACCCCAATCTTCTCCTAATGAATGTTTAGGAAGTGTGTTTTGATCAAGCATTATGACTGTACCTAATTCATCTACCAGTATATCTGCTATTTGATTATTTACTAAGTTATATCCAATTTGAAAAGGTTTCATTAAGTCAATTAATGATGTTGACTTAGTATTTCTATCTGAGAATACAGCTCCTTCTACAGGGAGCTTACAACCGTATAAATTATCATCACCTTTAAATTGAAACTTAAGTGGGCCAGGAGTCTTTTTATCTATTCCTACATAAATAGGAGTAAAGCCATTATTAATATCCATACCATAATAACTTGGAATATTTGGTCCTATTTTTACACCACCCCAAACTTGATTAATCCATATCCACTCAATATGTTCACCAAAAAGTAAATTGTCTTTATTTTTATTTTTAAACAATCTATTATCATAAAGAGGTTTATCCATTACTTTGTAATCCTCTGTTACTATATCTGTAAACACATTTCCTACTTCATCTATCTTTGTAAGATGACCAAGTTTTCTTTGAGACTTCCAGTAAGCAGTTGTAACTCTAATTAAATTATTTTGATTATAGATATTATTATTGTAACCTTCTCCTTCTGATAAGATTTGATTTACTATATCTCCGTTAGTTGTTTGATCATTAGCTAAAGCTGTAGTATACTGTCTCATTGCTAATGAAGGCATTTCTGTATTCCACTTATGCGATCTGCTTGCATCATAAAAAGTTCCATCATTCTGGTAACCTCCCATTGCATAAGTTGCTGATTGAATAGGATAAGCTGCTTCTAAAGATGCTAATTGCTTTTCTGACATTAAATACCCATACTGATCTATTACATCAGATGGAGTTAACATATCAGTTTTACCAACCCAGTTAGATTGAGAAATATATCTTGCTTGAGGCGATTTATGATAAAATGTTAATACAGGATTCCAAAGTTCTACATCATAGTCATCCTCCATCATTCTCATATGCCAGAACTCTCTATCTGTAATAAGCATATCTCTGAAAGCTCTTTCTTCTAACTCATCCATTCTATATCTTTCTGCGTCCACACTATGCTGATGTGTTGCCCACTGTTCTAACATAGATCTATAATCTTTCTTAAAAAAAGATTCTATCTCAGGTAAAGTTTTAATATTTTCAGGATTAAGTTGTTTTTGAGCTTCTTCAGATTGTGGGTCTAAACCTTGTTCAATTAACGCAGCAATAATTTTTTCTTCTGCATCAGACATCAAAGTTTCTTCTACCATCTTTCTTTTTTCTTCCATGAGCTCATTATAAGAATGCTCATCAACAGCTCTATAGGTAAGTTTAGTAGATCTTTTTGCAAACTCTGCAGTCAATACATTTATTACATTGGGTATAATAGGATAGAATTTAAGTTCTAATGCAGCATCTTCATCTCTGTTTGCTATCATATCTACTATGTCTGCATACTCATTATCTTCTTCTACAATATAATCCGATTTATCAATTATACCTTTTGCAAGTTTATAATTTTTCATTAGTCTTCTAGAGTTTCTTCGGATTTGTTTAAGACCTTCCCACTCTAACCAATCTAAATTCCAAGCAGCCCATTCTTCATTTTTTTTCTTATTGGGTAAGAACTGAAGAGGTTGAGTAATAGCACCCATTCTATTTCTTTCAACCTTTGCTCCTTTTTTTAATTGAAGTGCATTATATACCTGCATAGTTTTTATTTAATATTTTTAAAGGCAGATCTTTTTATAGATTTGCCATTTATTTTCTTTCTTTTTCTACCCATATGTCTGAACGGACTACTATTTAATTTAAACAAATTTTCTGACTTTTGCAACTTTTTGGCTGCATCATCTCTTATGATTTGCTTAGTGTAACCTCTATTAGATTCTTGTATTCTCATAAAAGATACAAGTGCTACAAATGATACTAATCTATCCACATTGACTCCGTCTGCATATTCTTGCATTTCTTTTATAAGCATTGGATCTGGAATTCTTTCTATTCCATAAGTTGTTTTGAGAACAGTTCCATCTTCTGCTGTTTCTTGATCAAGCTCTTCTCTTACAAACTCTATCCCATAACTTAACAAGTGTGACTTAAATAATGTTCCTGTATTTTTCCATCCATATTCTTGGAATACATTCTTATTAGCACCTAAGTCTTTTAAAAACATTATTTGACTTTTAGGTACAAGATACTTTTGCTTCTTTCTGCTTATCATGTAGTTAATAAATAATGATATGTTATTCTCTATTACTGTCCACGCATTATACCATTCTATTATAAGCTCTAATCTTTGGTGTGTTTGCTTTATGTCATCAAACCTTCCGCACCAAGCAGCTACAATCTTACTTTGTTCAATATAAGTTTCTGTTTCAGTACCGGTTACTTTAGTAACCTCTATAGAGTTTTTCATTACATATATAGAACATAGTGAATCAGATGTTGTAGTTTTACCTTCAGCTACAGGGTCAATAGAAGCATAGTAGGTTCCAAAGTCTGGTTTTTCTTTATTTGGTCTTTCCCATACCACCAAACAGCCTGTTTTGTCTTCAGTCTTTTTATTTACAGGAAAATCTTTTATAGGTTGTTTGTTACTTTTTACAACGCTAGGTTTACCATTAGCATCTGCAGATATATCTAGAAACTCATAGCCATATTCTTTTTCTTCTATTCTTCTTGCTTGTGCAGAAAGAAGATGTGTAGGAAATACAGAAACAGATCTATTATCAAACGCTTCTTTAATATTTCTTGGATGCTGAGATATTCTCAATTGATAATCTTCTGGAGCTAGATCTCTTTTCCAATCATCAAATTGTTTTTGTAAAGCTGCAGTAGCTTCTTCTACTTTAGAATTACCATACTCATCTATGTGCGGAGGCATTGACCATTGTTCAGGAATAAATAAACCTGACATACCTTCAGTACCTTTATGATCAATCAAATTAGTTTCTACAGCATAAACATCTTTAGAAGTTGGATTAAGTATCATATCCTTAAGTGGATTACATTGTGACAAATCACCCACAGATCCTGCTGCTATAAATAATCCAGTAGTAGTAAGCCCTGATCTCATTGCTGGTCTCATATACTCATATGTCTTATCCATCTTAGGTGCAATTCCTGCCTCCTCATGAAAGAAGTATTTAACTGGACCCCCTACACCATTTGTTGGATCTTTCTCAAATGACATGCCTTGTATAGTTCCTTTAAGCCCTACTTCTGTTTTTCTGTTACCTTTCCTAACTTCAATCTTTTGTTGCCACATCATTACCTTACTAGGATTCATTGGTCTATACCATGCAGTATGTTCATTTAAGAATGCAGCATACTCATCTAAGAACTTCCAAGATCCTTTCTCATTGATGTAATCTTTAAGACTAGCGCCTATTTTTAATGTTACCCCCGATTCAAACCATTGCTGATTTATAAGCTTTGCCATATGATAATAAGAAGAAGCTATCTGACGTTTCTTTAATATAGCAACATGTTTATAATTTAACTCTGCTAGTACTTCATATAATGCCATGTGATATTGAGCATCTCTAATATCAGCAAATCCAAATCTTTGTATTTCTTTATTAAAGATTGGTAAAAAGTTTAGCCACATATAATAGTCTCTAGCTATGTACCAAGTTTTATCTTTTGTTTTAAATATTACTCCTTTTCTACATTTCTTTTTTTCACTTTCCCAGTAATTAATAAAATCTCTTGATTTAAATGGAGCTGCACAATAAAATCCTTGTTTGTTAAATCTACTAGCTTCTGCATTAAATTCTGCAGAAGTTTTATCAAAGTCATACTGACCAGGTTCTTTAAATAAATCTCTTACATAAGTAGCAAAGTCTTCTCTACTGTCAAAGTCTGTACTGGTCCATGTACCATTGTCCCATGTAGGAATATCCTGATATATCTCTGTATCATTGGTCATATCCTAGTCCTATTCCTCCCCTTACATTACTTTGCTGTTCTTCTTGAAGATCCTTATATGCACCTTTAAACGATTCTCTAATTTGTTGATATTTAGCTGCAGCATTAACTAAAGAATTTATATTACCATCTCTACCATGTTCAATTGGTGTAGTTTGCATGTACCTGCCTAATCTATCTAACATAGCGGCAATACCTTTATATGCTCTAGATGTTGGCGTTTCATACATCTTTTCACAAAATTTTAATGCTAAGTATATATCATCATCTTCTGTAGAAAACTCACCATCCACTTCCTTCATTATAACTTCTTCTTTTTCATGCTCAGGAGTATGAAAGAATGGATTCATGTCAGGATTAGGACAAGTCATATAAAAAAGATACTGATAAATTTTAAGGTGGTCATCGGGATAGTTATTCATTATATCTTTAAGAGACTTTAATGTATAACAGTGTTCTGTTGGCACAACTTTGCCATTTTGTATATCAAACAGTTTTGCAATCATTTCTTTTTAAATTTAGACGTATTATCTTTTAAATAGTGTATTATAGAGATAACCTCATCTTTTAAATATGGCACAGGTATTTGTACTACTTCTTTTACAACAGGGTCACCTTTATCTGTATATTTATGAATAGGATAACCATACTCATCTTTTCCTTCTTCCTCAAATTGAACATGATAAATAAACATATTACCAGGTCTAAGTTTAGGATTGTGTTTTAATATAATATACATATAAATGCTGAGTTGTAAAGCATAATGATTAAAATTACAATCATCTAAATGAGATACAGGAAACTTCATTTTTTGTGAAATACCCTCCCAATCTTTCCAGGATTGCATTTTAATTTCTTTATTTGTTTTATAGTCTATTATAGAAACCTTTCCGTTTACAACTTCTACTAAATCTGATTGACCACATATACCCGCTGACTTTAAATAAACCATGTGTTCTGGATAAACACCTGGATCTAGTTTTTGATTTGGCGCAAGTTTAACACCTTCAGATTTTATTATAGGTGCAAATACAGGAACTGTTAAACCTTCTCGTTCAATTGAAGCCAAAGAGCACAAATCATCTTCTCTTTGATTATGATAAAACGTTCCTAAACTCATAGCTCTTTCAGATTCTTTTTTCCAAACCTCTTGTATCTGCTTTGGTTTCATACCAAACCATTTTGAGTTTTTTCTTTTACAAACTTTTTGTGCTACTTTTTTTGCATCAAAAGGTTCTTTAAAATAAGATGTTAATGTTGTTACACTAATCCAATCAATAAAACCATCTTTATTTGTAGACTTATAGCTATGGTCTTTTTCTGTAAATACTATACTCATAATTCTCCTAATTTATCTTCTTCTTCTAATGTCATTAATGCAGGCCACTCTCCTATTGGACAGTGCGATGATAAAGCTCTTGTTTTAAATGCAAGCGAGCATCCGCAATTACCACAGCAAGGTTGTGTACCAGGAACTTCACACTTAGAACCTTTTAAATCTATTTCTAAACACTCTTTGCAGATAGCCATTCTTTTCATAGATACTTTTTCTACAAAGTCATCTCTCATTACTGAGTTTTTAATTCCTTCATAAATCTGTTTTCTATTTTTCCATATTTTTTTTAGATTCATTTTTTCTTTTTAAAAATTCTTCTTTTCTTTTCTTTTCAGTTTCAATCTGTTCTTTTATTGAACATAGATACTCTAGTTTTTCTTCTAGCATTTTTTTATTATAATAAGCTGAGTAAGTAGATGTATCATGATTTTTTAAATACTTTTTGCATCTCGGTATAGCTCTGTTTACTGATCTTTTTTTAGCTGTAAAAATACCAAGTCCTGTTACATTTATTCTAGGATGGTAAAGTTCACTCAATAATGTTCTAACATTTCTATAGTAAAACTCTACTGCTGTTTCCACTAAAGCTTTTGATATATCTTTAGTTTCTGCTATTTCTTGATATAAATCTTTTGATTTTTTAGGTTTCATTTAGCAAGAAATTTAAAATCTAACATTACTGTACCTAAAGTTTCTATATTTAACTTTTCATTAAGTTTAATCAATTTCTTATTTTTAGAATCTTTAAGAATAAGGTTAGATTTAATGCATTTATTAATACAATTTCTTACAGTTTGTTGAGATTTAAAAATCTTATGCTCTTCAGCAGCATCATAACAAAAATGAGTTAACTCTAATGGACCTAAAAGACTAAGTAATGTTAAACATTCAAGATCTGAGTTACTCACCGTTATTTTGTTAAGATAACAGTGAGTAATCAATTGAAACTTAATAATGTCTTTTTTTGACATTACTACTTTTTTTTGAACTTGTTTAACAACAGCCATTATACTTCTTGTTTTTTCAAAGTTCTCTTTTTACTCGTTTTTGGTTTAGCCTCTGGTTCAGGCATTGAGTCTTCTTCTGATGGATTCATCATCATAGCATATTGCATTTGAATTTGAGTTCTTTTAAATCTCATTTCATCAATTTCAGCAAGCTTTGTTTCATAATTTAATTGTGCATCAAGATAAGGCATTGATTCCTTATAAAAAGTTAGCATTTCTTCTTTTCTTTGCGCAAGTTCTTCAGGTGATAAATTTTCTGGATTTTCCATTGGTTTGTTTTTAAATTTACCCAAATATACAAATAAAGTTTAAACTACAGAAGTTTAAATAAAAAACCTAGATAATTAAATCTAGGTTCTTTCATTTATTATGAACAAGAAATATTTTTACACTGTACCTTCAGCTTCTACTTGTTGAATCATTTCAAAGTGTATTTTAGCTACTCTATCTCTACCTTCTTCAGGTAAAAGGTATTTATGACAGTTATCATAGCTGGCATAGATGTATTTACTAATACATAAAAGTTTGATTCTTTATCAGGATCTCCATCAGTAGTATCTTTTCTCATATACTCACCTTTAAATTCTCTCATAGATTTTTCAAATAATATTGTAGCAATATCATCTGATTTAGTTTTACCTGGAGAAGTATATACTGACCATCCATTAGCAGACTCTTTATCAAAACCATTAGCGTGTATGCTTACATATATACACTTTTTATCTGAGGATTTGGCTATACTGTTAGCTGATCTTACTCTGTCTCCCAAACTTACATCCTCTTGAGTATCTACAAGGTTAACGTAATCAATATTATTCTCTTTACAAAGCTTTACTAATCTATTTACTATAGCTCTATTAAATTCTCCTTCATATAAAATAGATCCATCATCCCATACTGGAGATCTTTTACCAGAAGTTTGATAAACACCATCTATAATACCTCCGTGACCATTATCAAATAACCAAAGATATTTTGATTCTTGAGATCCGGAAGATTTGATTGATAAGTCAAATTGTGCATTACAATTTGGACAAGTTATAATTTTCTCCATAACCATCTAATTAATGTAGGTAAAATGTACATTAGTAAAAATACAAAGCATATTGTTCCTAATGATATTACCCCATGTTATTTTCTTTTTCTAATTTTAGTTAATTTGTCAATAGATGTTAAACCTAAAGAGCCAAATGCAAATAATGCTACTGCATCTACCAAATACTCGGCTGGTTTAATATCACCATGAGTAAATGTATTTGCTATTAGAGATGTTACTAGTGCTAGTACACATAATAATCCTCCTAATCTTTTAGATGAATAATGTCCTGTTTCATCACTTAATAATTCTTTAAAAAATGTTTTCATAATTTAGTTTTTAAAAATCTACATAGTCTATATATACCATATAGAATTATTAATATTAATGATAAATAAATTCCTTTATTTATAAGTTGTTTCCATTTAGGTGTCTTTTCATAATACTTTACAGGAATTTTCTTTTCTATTATTTTTTCTACTGTTATGGTATCGCATTTACCACTAACATATACAGAATCATGTATAGTATCATGAAATATTTCAATTCTTAATCTTTCTTTTTCAATTATTAAAGTATCCTTTCTAATCTCAGTCCAAAAATGTTGAGTAAATACTGTATCATGCTCTACTTTTTCTATAGTAAATTTTACAGTATCTATTACTTCTACACTATCTATAGTAAGTAAATAAGGGTGCTTTTCTACCAATCTGGTAAATCTAGCTTTTGGACTGCAAGCAACTAATACTAGCAGTAATACTACAAAGAACTTTTTTATCATTTAGTTTTAATTGCATGAATAGCCTCAATAATTTCTATCTTCATTTTAGCCATATCATCTCTTAAGTCAGCTATAGATTTTTCTTGCTTTTCTCTGTTTACTTCAACCTTATCTTTTACATCATCTATTCTTTTATGAACCACACCAACATCTTTACTTAAATTATTTAAAACCATTTGTTGTATTGCTACTTTATTTTTTAATGTAAACCAAACTGTTAATGCTCCCACTAAGGCTGATAGGATTGATAGCAGAGCATCAAAACCCACCTGCATACTTGAAATTTCCATTCTTTAATATTTTATACATAAATAACACTTATTATAATATACGAAAATTATTTAAATTATGAAAATTTACACAGGGAACTTATGTGAGTCAATACCTCTATGATAGATATCATTGCCTCCTTTTGTAGATCTTCTATATCTAATATTTAAGATTCTTCCTCCTACAGGTTTAATTGGGGCACCTCTTTCAACATGCCAACCTTTAGATCCATCACCATATTCTTCTTTATATGTACCTGTAAGCATCATATGAATTTGTCTTTGCTCTTGTCTATAACTATCTCTGCCTTGTAGCAGTTTATCCCTTACATCATTTCTAGCTGCATTCTCATGTATATGACCCATAGTAAACACATCAAAGTCTTCATACATTTCTAAAGCTCTAGTAAGATTCAAGGCCCCTTTAGTTACAATACCTCCTCCACCAGATCCGTGAAAGTATCTTATCTTCATAGTTCTTATTACACCACCTTTTTCTTTTGTGGTACCTCTAAGAATTTGATTCACAAGTATCCAACCTCCATAGCCACCTACTTGTACATTAGTATTATTTTCATGATTTAGCATTTTAACAAATCTAGTAAGTATATCCGTTTCTTGCCATTTAATAATAGCTGTTTCATGATTACCATATCCTATTACTGTAAGTAAATGAGAGTATGGTGACCACCATTCAACAGCAGTTTCCACAATACTATCTAAATATTTTGCATTATTATGTTCTGGTCTTATATCAGATTTGTTTTTTCTATTATCTCCTCTTCCCTGCATCAAGCAAAACATATCACCATTTATCATAATAGGAATAGACTCCTTTACACAGTAATCTAAATCTCTTTTTAATGTCTCCCAGTCACACTTTGGGTTATCCCAATGTATATCTGACAACATGGCAATCCTTGCATGTGTACCCTCAAGTTTAATCTCATGGATATTAGCAGCATGTGCTTTTATTTTCATATTTCTTTTTTTAATTTCTTCTACTCAGGTGGAGTAGGATCATACTTTTCAGAAGGACCTTGGAATTTACTATTTTCAGATTCTACTGCATCTTTATAGTAATCTGCAATACCTACATCTTCATTTACAAATAATTCTAACTCATCTTCAGTTAAAAAAGCACTTATAGTAGGTTGACCAGTTACAACTTGTGTAATTCCTTGATCACCAGCATATCCAAATACCACAAGACCGGCTTCTCCTTGACCATTCATTACATAGAACCATCTATTAGGATTATTTTTTGTTATTTCATTTATACTAAACTGTGCCATATCTTTTTATGTTATACTGATCCTCCATCTGATATTGTCCAACTATGATCTGCTATTAATGCTGTTCTTGCAGTATCTGCTGCACTTCCTGCAGTATATTGAGAAGCATTAACATTTAAAGTAACAGTATTACTATTTGTTGCCTCAAGCCTAACTAAAAGAGCATCATAACTTGCTGTTGTCATTTTTCTTGTTGATCCACTTCCTACTAAACTTCCTATAGTTGTTAATGCTCCAAAGTCTGCAGATGCATCAAAAGTAAGAGTAGTAGGAGTAGTAGATATTTGGAAGAATGCACTTGACATATCAGTAACTCCACTAAAATCCATGTTGGAACCAAAAATAATACTTGATAAGCTAGATGCCTGTTTAAATGAATCTTTAAGACTAGTTAATGCATTTGTAGTAGTCATGTTAATATTTATTGTACTAACACCTTTTGTTATAAAGAAAGCAAGAAGAAAACTTGTACAAGCAGGATAGTTCCAGTTTAAAGTAATAGTACTTCCTGAAGCATATTGTGCTTCCCTAAATAATTCCTGTATGTTTCCTGTAGCACTAGGCATAGACCAAGCTGATACTGTAGGAGGAGGTCCTGCATCTACAGCTGCAAGACTGTATCCATTCCTATAAAAGAATTTAGCAAAAGTAGTTGTACATGCTGCCCAATTATTCCAACTTGGACCAAAATTATGGTTATCAAATTTAAGTTTTCTTGTATTAAAGAACATTTCCCTTGCATCAGTAACACTTGAAATATCTATTGTGCTTAATCCTGCTATTTCTTGAATATGTAGACAACCATAAAATGCTCTATACATGTCAGTAACATTAGATGTATCCCAATTTGTTACATTAATATTTTTTAAAGCACTAGAGTTGTATGCATAATATTGCATGTTATTAATTCCTGAAGTATTATTCCAAGTAGACATATCTAACTCAGTTACTCCAGCAAATGTTGGTGAACTAAATGCACCTGATTCATAGAAGAATCTTGCCAAACTAACTCCTGAAGCGTTTAATGTCCAATTACTTACATCTGAATTAGCTTTAACACAAGCTCTATAAAACATTCTATAAAGAGTATTAGTCCCACTAAAATCTAAATTAGGTGCTGTTACTGTGCATCCACCCGCAGTTCTACCACAATGAGCCATAAAATCTTGGGTATTAGTCATATTACTAGTATCCCATCCTGTAAGGTTAATATTAGTACAGTCAAGAAAACCGTAAAGCATGCCTAAAGCATCCCCTGAAAAGTTTCCTGTATTTTGCCAATTAGATAAATCACAGCTAGTAAGGGCTGGTAAATTATAAAACATTTTCCTAGCTCTTGTATCTGTTAAACCTGATATATCAGGATAATCTGTAGGCAAAGAATTTAAATTATCAAACCCAGTAAAAGCTTGATAAAAAGATTTCCATTGTATATTACCCCACTGAACTATTTTAGTTAGATAATCTTTCCAACCTCCTGATATTGTTCCATACTCAAATCCAGAAAAATCACCACTTATTTTAACTAGATAGGTTCCTGTAGAAGAGTAAGTGTGAGAACCTCCATTATAAGTAGTTACTGTATCTATAGTACCATCTCCCCAATCTACATCATAATTATAAGTACCTATATTTCTTCCTCTTAGCTGAAAAGCAGATGTTCCTGTAACAGTAAGCTCCATTATAAATCCATCAAAAGAAGAAGTTGCTGGAGGTACAATATGAGTATGTATACCTACCCCTAGACTACCATGAGTGTTAATTGAAACAGGCATGGCTTATGCTACATATATTATCAAAAGATCTCCTGCATTTCCACCTGATATATCAGCATCATAATCAAAGGTGTTTCCAGCAAATTTATTCATATTGCCACCTGCATCAAAATTTACAGTTTCTCCTTGTTTAAGAACTACTCCTAAAACATTTGCATCTCCTGCAGCTGCATTATAAAAAGATACAGACTTCATGGGAGCAGCAATTGTTACTAGACCTGAAGCAGTTGCTCTTAACATTGCAGGCATTGCTGAAGTATCATTAAGAGAACTAGTATCATCCTCTATAGCTGTAGTATTAGTAGCTGTAGTTGCAGCCGATGTAGCAATAGCAGTTGTATCAACTTCTATTTCAGTATTTTTTGTTAAGATCTCTGCTAATGTAGCCTCTGTAGCATCACCTGCTTCTAGATAAGTAACTGTACAGCCTGCAAAATCTACAGCTGGATACGCAGTATTACTTCCTGGAAGATAGTAGCTTACATTAGTAAAGCCTCCAGTTACAGTATCCCAAGTTCTAACCTCTAAATAAAGTTTTACTCCTGCATGAGGTGCTGGAGGTACAATTGGGTCTGGACAATCAATATTAACCAACTGAGCTTCATACTCTGATCCATTAGCTGTACTATTAATTACATCAATGATGCCTTGCAAGCCTTTAAGCATTTTATATTGCCAAGGCCAATTAGTACCTTTACCTCCATCTGTTTTTAAATTTCCTATTGACATATTTTTATTTTTTAATAAATTTTAGCACCTACGTTGAATGCTTCTTGAGCTGCTCCACCAGCATTTACAGCTGTTATGACTAAGTATTGATCTATTGTCCAATCAATTGCAAAAGTATCAATAGAATCTGATGTTTGAAAAGAAGAACCATTTTGAGTTTGAGAATCTGAATCTTGATAAGATGTAAATGTAGGTTCAACATAAAAATCTCTACTTACCGTCATTCCTCTAGAAGTTGCATTCATTTTATGAGTAGCAATTCTCTCATAGTTGACTCCAATTACACCTGATAAAGTTGTTGAATCTGAAATATACATTTTTACAGAACATACAGCTCCTGGAAAAATTACACCTTTATAAAAAAATGCTTTATAACTCCAAACATCACCTGCAGAAAACGTATTAGCTGGAATAAGTATGTAATTTAAAATAACTTGTGTTATACTAGCGCCTGTACCTGCTCTGTTAACTACAGAAGCACTAAAACCTGATCCAGGAACTCCTTGCGGTCCTTGTAAGCCTTGTAATGCTAAGAAAGACCAGTTAGCTGTATCTACTGATGGATCAGAACCACCTGAACCAACAGCATTAGTACATACATAACTAGATCCACTAAAGAATGCTACGTCATCTTGTGCATAAGCATTGGTTGTATCCCAGTTACCTGTAAAGTTTAATCCTGCTGCACCTACTGCACCTGGTACACCTTGAATACCTTGAGGTCCTTGTGCACCTGCAGGTCCTGTAGCACCAGGAGGTCCTTGAGGAGCATTTAAAGCAATCTGCGTTTCAAGATCTTTAAATGTAATAGCAGTATCTTGATATTCAGACTTATTAACAGCATCTCTTGTACCAACAGGTATCATATCATTATCCTCAAGAGTGCTCTTCACCCTCCCATTTTTAATGATGTTAAAAAAGTTACTTATGTTTCTTAATGACATTTTTTAAATATTAATCATGCACAATATGCAATTCACTAGTACCAGTCTTTCTAAAAAAGTCTCCTTTTTTAAGACCAGCAGCTTTAGCTGCCGCATTATTAGCATATTCATTATTGTTCATTTGGTGTAACATATGATTAATGTGTCCAAATTTAGTTTGACCCATATCATTATTTTCAGTTAAGTATGGATCTGGTGATTCTATTATAAATTTTTCTGGCATAATTCTTATTTTAAATTAGTTTATCCTTCTACTTTATTTTGAGCACTAGTTGCAAGTGCGGCATCTATAGCCAGTCTTCTTTCTTCTTCTTGTGCTCTATCACGAGTAATTTGATTAAGTTTGATCTCTATATCGCTTGGGATATCTCCTATTAGATATGTTTCAGGTTCTTCTCCTGGTTTAGAAGTTACAGGAAGTACAAGTATTGTTTCTGTATAAAAAGCAGGAGGAGGAGCATCTATACTAGGAGATGCTACTATTTTTAATGTAGTTGCCTCAAGATTAGCAGCAGGCCAATCTTCTCCCTCAAAAAGATCTCTTGTATCAAGTACACCATTACCAATAGCTGCACTTGTAATTACATTTTGACTATTCTCATCTTCTGCACACTCTGCAGGAATTTCTACACCCACTACTTCATCAAGAAATTGTGCAGCTGAAGGCTCTTCAAAACCTGCAGCAAGTATAGCATCTTTCCACTGACATGCTGTATTAGCAGAATCATTCTCTTGCCATGTTGGATATGCTGTATCCATTGGTGCAAGTATAACTGATGTCTCTGGTGGCTCTTCTACATTCCACAAGTTAAAACTTTCTATAAGAGTTACTGGATCAAATTCTTGATAGGTTGTTCCAGGCTTTTGGTAAAACGCAGATACTTCCATGTATCCAGTAGCTAAACCACTAAGTAATGTACCTGCTTTATTAAATATTTTTATTTTTGACATGATATTTTATTTAAACTTTTAATTTTAATTTACTTCTAATTCAACAGTTGCTCCTTTTACTACAGCAAACTTAAAGTCAAGATGTACTGTTGCTTCCCACTGAGCTGCATGTAAACCGACAACCTTTACAAGATTTTCTGTAACAGGTAAAGAATTGTTAAATACTGTAAGATACATTAGTGTTCCTACAGCAGTTGCATTTGTACCAACATCTGTAATTAATGTGCCTGCATTAGCTAGTGGTGTACGATCTACTGTAACTCCTTGATCTAAAGCAGATATTAAACTAGAATCTTCAATAAGTTTTATTGCTTGACCTTCTGAAACATTTATTGTCCCCATTCCTTGAACAATCTCATAATTTCCTGCTCCATTTAATGTAGGGATTAATAACTTTTCTCCTTGATATTTCCAAACATCATGTTCAACTCCATCTACAACATATGATTCATTCTCACACTTTTGAATGAAGCAAGCTCCATCAGTAGTTCCTGAAACAAGTTTTGAAGTAGTT